TATTGTTCTTGAGCTTGATTCAATGCAGCTTCAGCTTGTTGTTGCTGTTGCTCCATAGCCTGTTGCTTCTGTTGCATCTCCTGATTCTGTAGTTCTTCTTGACGATCTTTCAATGTCTTGAACACCTTCTTCATCTGACGTACAGAGTTAGTGCTGTAAAGCTCAATGATGTCATGTAAGCTTCCACCATTTTGTAGAACAGCTTGAGACAATCCACGAATCTCTTGGAACATCTTCTGATCTTCTGGACGATTAGTTAAGAACACTTTAAGATCTCTGAATTTAAGATCTGTTCCATTAACCTCTACAAATGCAGATTCACCTTCAGATGTAATATATGAAATAGTTGATTGAGGCTTTCTAGATTCTACATATAATGAAGCATCAATGATTGCTTGGTACAACTGACCTAATACATACTCGTGTGCCACGAATAATGGCTCAGTTTGCGAGTAAGATTGTGTAATGGCAGTGTTAGTACCTGTAGCAGTTTCAGAGGCTGAGATGGAGCCTAAACGTTGCTTAGACATACCTACAAGTTCCCAACACTCATTCTTAAGTTGTTGAGCTAGTGTATATCTAGATTGGATCTCCTGCGTACGTGTAAGGTCAATATCTCTAAATTGATTGAATGAGCTTGGAGACTTTAAGTTCTCTGGGCTGTCATCAATAAACATTACACCACGATTACGTGCTTCCATTTCCCAGATATCAAGAGCATCTTGTGCATCTCCATCTTTAGGGATAGGTATGTGACGAATAGATGTTAGGTACACCTTACCAACTTCTTTCTCTAATAGCTTGTACAACTGGTTCATACAAACATTATAAAGAACCTGGAATGGTTTCATTAAGTCTATTAAAGACTTAGCCTCTGTGTTCTTTATCTCATGAACTAATCCAATGATAGGACAGTAGCTCAATAACTTAAATGGTTTAATATGATAGATATCTGGTCCAATCTTGATACCTTGATACCATTGGTTAATCCATCCCCATTCTAATGATATCTGTGTAGGAATAGTATTGCTTTTATAATTCTCATCAACAAGCATTGATTGCTCGTTACCCATCTCATCTGTATAGATCACTTTACCAATCTTCTTTTTAGAGATCCAGTAAGCACGTACCACTACATACTTGTATCCAAATGAAGACACATTAGATGTAAGTCCCAAGAAGTCTTGTAAACCATCATCGTTATTCTTCATCTCAGATTCAATGATCATACGTGTCTGTAACACTAAAGGATCATATGTGTCGTATTGGATTGAGTCAATACCATTACCTGCATTAGGATTACCAAGGTTAGATTCACGAACGTTAATAAGTCCATAGTCTTGTAGAGATGAACGCAAGTGGTCAATTTCATCTTTAGTAAGATCAGGAATACTCTCAATAATCTCAGATAGTTCCATAACCTGCACAGTACCAGCAGCATACGCACCTTGAGCACGTCCTGTTGGATCTGATACATACTTACGATCTGGTGTAGATAGGAACCAAGTATTCTTAGGGTTAGCTACTTCAACATTATATCCTAGCTTAGAGTTATCCTCATAGATGTGATAGAACTCACGAGCAGAGATAAGCATATCTCTAAATGCATCCTCACTCTTCTCTTTTAAATTAAAGTCTGCCTTCTGACATGTGAGAACATGGTTAGCCCATTTCTCTGCTACAGATGTATATGAATCAAGCTCATCTTGAACCTCTTGCATAGTCATCTGTTGCAGTTCTTCATCTTCAATTTCTTGACCTTGTGACTGTGCTTTCTCTATAAGTTTACTCTTAACTTGATTGATGACATATTCTTGTAGAATACCTGTCTTGTATTCTAACTCCTCTGATTTAGAGTCATCATCAAATGCTTTAACTCTAAATGCATCAGGACGCTTTGATATTTCACCCACAAGCTCATTTAAAGGAGTTGTGATGATTGAATACATCTTTACATACGCTGGTAATTCAAGATCAGCTGTCAACATGTCTGTGAAGCTTTTCACCTGAGGGGCTGATTGATAAAAATCCTCCATGCGAAGGATGCCCTTAACAAGATCATAGTTCTTAACGAATGTATCTCTATTCTTTACGTATTCAGCATAGGACTTATTTGCAAAATAGTCCATTGTATTCTTGATCCAACTCTCATCCATTTTTTCCTTCTCAGTCTTGAACTGATCAGGGAAGATGTTTAGATACGCATATCTAATGGTTGCATCTTTAGTATATCTAATAATTGCCATTATGTAAACAGTTTTTGTTTAGGTCTATTATTGAAAAGCCCCCTAGACTCTCCAAACAATGTATTTTTCTTAGTTTTAGAATGCATAGACATTATTCTAACATCCCCTGAAGCACCTATTCTCCCCATAATAGGATCCAATTTCATAGACAGTGCTATGGCCAACTCAGCTGCAATGATTCTATCGAAGTTACCATCTTCATTATACTGAATCATTTCTTCTAAAAGTACAGGATCAAATATCTTCACCATACCTTTTAGTTCTTTTGTTACTTCTCCCTCATCATTCTTCTCCACTGATAAGACTTCTTCTGAATACTTCTTGAGACAACCATGTAGAAAGTCTCTAATCTTCTCAGATGATCTATGTATACCATAGTCACGTCTCACAGTAGTGTTAGGTACAACCTCCTTCAACCACTCTGGTTGCTTCTCTAGATAGTGAGCATCGTTCTTAGAGATCATATAATCAATAAACGACATCTCATCATTCTCACACAATGTTCTAGCATTGTAGTATTTAATCAGTAGCCTAGCTTGTTCTTCCCAGGTTTCTTTCTTATCAGGACGAGCAACATACGAAGCTACGAACATATCTTGATATTTCTCACTACTTATTGAGTGCATTCTCTTATATATGTACACAGCCCCTAATGATGTTGAATATGCAGCTTTACCTTGACGATATGGATCGACTCCAGCTACATACAGTCCATAAGGAGGATTCTCAATTGGAAACTCATATATAACTATAGGAGCATCCTTTTGATCTGAGTTCTTAAGAGGGAAGTTGGTGATGGGCACTTTGTCTGTAAACTCATGCTTTATACCATCACCATCATCATATAGCACAACAGGTGTTCCAGTGCGTTCATGAGATAGAAGTCTGGACTTTTGTCGTTTTGCTCCCTCTATGTCAAATATATTGTTATCCTCATTCAAGAATATATCATCCACTTCTTGTGGATAGTACATTTTCTCCTTTAAATAAGCAATTCTATCTCCAGCTTTCTTGAGCCTTTCGAGATTCTCATTAGTAATCTTTGTAGCAAGCTCCTCGTCGCTCACCATCATCTTTACATTATATAGATCACTCTTCTTAGGGAGTTCTAAATATGCACCAAGAGAAGACTCATGCTTAGCCTCCATCCTGAACTTGTGTGAGATGAATAAGCCATGTATACGTGATTCATCCTTTGAGTTATTGTATTCTAAAAAGTTGTAGTTACCTACGTCAAACATCAAGGACTTAGCATCCATGAATTTCTTCATATCCCCACCAGTGCCAGTAAGAATTGGTGAGCAGCCCCAACCAAAGGGTGTTGTGAAGCCAGGGACAGCTGCTTGAAAGCCTCGTAGGAAATTTCCCTTACCAATCTCATCTATAATTAATCTTCTAGGTTTTGTACCAGCAATAGCCTCTTCGTTATTACCTTCGTCTAAGTTACGTATCAATATCTGTGAGAAGGGGATACGTTCTCCTCCTCTTGTCTTTATACCAAGGGTTACTTGGTTCTTCCAATTATCCTCTACACGTTGCCATTTCCAGGCTTCTGGTAGATAGTTTAACCCTTTGTCAATCTTATCTGTAATCAGCTTAATATCTGCTGCATTCAGACCAGCAATAATGTTCTGTGAGTTCTCATCAAATGTAGCACCATGTGACACATATGAAGCCTCTAGAACAGACTTAGCAAAACGTCTGATGCCTAGGATAACTAAGCCTTTTTTCTCTTTTTGTGCTCTATCAATCTCAGAGCTAACTATCCATTCGTTATCACGTAGAGATGGATTAGCGTATTTCTGTGCAATTCTACCATATTCATCAATAACATCAATCTCTGTATGCCATGCATTTAAATGCCAGTATAAGAAAGGGTTGATGTAGGTGTCTCCCATCATACAACCATTCTTACAAAGCTCCTCATGAAATGCATAAAAAGCATCATACTCATCACTGTCAGGTGTGGGTAGACGCTTTTGATTCATCAGCCAATCTTTGTAATCTATCTTATGTAGTTTCATTACGTTGCTTTAACCACTTCTCAGCTTTGGAACTCATCCCTGCACCACCTCTCACTTCTACTTTTGCCTCCTCTTTCTCACGTAGCTTATCTACCACCTCAAGAAGAGCTAAATAGTTCTTCATTGTCTCTTGGATGAACTTGCCCTGAGCTTCAATAGAAGCGATCACCATGGGCATTACACCCCCTTTTGCTGTTGGTTTCCACTCAATCCTATCTTTAAGCTCATGCATGGGGTTTTTATCAACATAGGTCTTCCATGATGCTAATTGTTCTTCAGCCCATTCGAGCTCTGTATTGATGTATGTAGTTTTCTTTGGTGCTGCCATGTTATTCTAGGTCTTCTTCGTCTTCATGCAGTATATTGTGTAACTGCAATCCATCCTTTATTATCTTATCTATCTCAGAGTCATCTGGATGAGGTACATCCATTGTGATTTGTGCCTTGTATTTGATGAGTGCCCAGTGCATCTCTTTGTCTGTCATTCCCCAGATATCTTTATACCCATCTAGAGCTGTTTCTATGTGTCTGCCAAGGTTATAGGTGGGGAAGGTTTCTTTTAATTCTGTCAGAACTGCAAGAATTTTTTCATAGTAGTTTGGTTTCATTATATAAGTTGGTTAAAATCCTCATCTGACAACTTAGTTTCTATATCAATTTCAACATCTTTCAACTCAAAATTATCTACAGCTTCTGCATTGATGTATTCTTCACTAAAAATGACAGAGATTCTGTTCTCTTGTTCAGAGGCTATTATGTCAATGAAATCCACACCTTTGTTATACAAGTCCATGAAGACATCTATAATCTCATCAAGAGGAACCTTCTTTATAATAGCCATATCTACATGGTTTGCTTTTTCAATTTATCTTCTTCTTCAGGCGAGTTTACCACAGGCACCCAATGTCTTAATGGGCACATGCATGACAAACATGCCACCTTTGCTCTTAACATACAACCACATTCTGTACAGTGATCATCAGGTCTATTTGTCTCATGATTCTTAGAATGCTTTGGACAAGCTTCGCAGATCTCCAATCTGTCCTTGCTCACTTGCTCAATTGTTGCTTTCATTTCAGAAGGGGGAATTAACATATTTTTCCAACCTTCGTAGATTTGTTTAAACTGCTTTACTTTATCAAAGTTAATCATGGTCTATTGTTGGTTTTAATAGATTTATTTGATCAATGGTTTTACTTACTACAACACCAGCTTTCTGTCTTTCTAACTCTGTCTTTGTTTCATCATCCACTGTGGCTTGAAACGTATCCCTTTTCCCTACAAGCTTGTTCATCTTTCTGTGAGCCTTTTTAACATTAAGCATAAACTTTCCAAATCCTGATAATTCTACAGAATGGTTTACATCCATAGCCTCATTAGCACTCTGAAATTGATGATTAACAATAGCCTCAATGAGCTTCTCATTAACAGCCAGCTTTACAGCTAACGTCCTTATGAGAAAATCCTTATGAGACATACTCTGTGGTTTATTCATTATGCTCCATCTTTACCTCTAACGTTATATCATTAGAGAAATTAAGAATGATTACAGGATTGACTTTTATCTTCGAGCCATCTTTAACAAACACACCAATTCTCTTCAGCTTTGATATAATGTTGTTAATTGTAGGAGACGTAGAATTGTACTTCTTGCAAAAATCCTCTCTGATAGACGAATAGGAAATGTTTCCTCGAATGGCTGTAAATGCTACAAGCTGCACCTCTCTCTGTGTTAACTTTAAATTGTTAATCGTGGAAAGCACACTGTAATACTTCTCTGCCATAGCATAATTATCCTCCACCTTCCTTAGAAACTTCTGGACAATTATCTTCTTTTCAGTTTTCATATTTAGTTTGTGGCAAATATATGTATTATTCCTGGGATCTCAATACTATAACACTAATCCCATTGCTATATTATATATTAAATTTTGTAACTACAAAAGAAATCGTAATTATTAACAAGTGAATATCTAGCTTCTTTATAGAATAGTAGTGTAATTCCTTACCTCTATACTCAAACCCTATGCCAAACCTAGAAGGACTGTTTAAACGAATATCTATCATGATGTATCTGTTTTAGTGGAAGCCCCCCCTTTATCCCCCCCAAAGATGGCGATCTTTTTTTAAATTACAAAACTTTCCAAAATTTTTTATATACCCCCACCCCTGTCGTGTCCATGAGAGAGTTGGGTACTTCCAACTGTGACCCCTCCTATGCTTGGCTGGGTTGGGGGTAGCCCCCATGCTCGTAGCCAACCAATCTAAATTCATACTATTATGTTACAGTTACAAGCTTACACCTCCACTTCTACAGGCTCTTTCGTAGAGCACCAAACTGTTGCTGAATTCGCTGGACCAGAAGGATTAATCTCTTTCGCTTCAGCTAAGAACTTGAAGGACCTTACTAAGAAGGTCTCAATTCGCATCCAGAAAGGCGTTGATAATTACTTTATCAATTGCTCTGGTCCTTTGAGTGACTTAGTTCGTGCTGGCAAGGTTGACCTTGGTCACATCATTGGCTTCAAGCTAGTTGCTAGCGTTAATGAAGATGGCGAGGAAAGAGTTTTCATCCACGCTCCAACTGCTGCTCCAACAGCTGTCGCTGTTAAGAGCATCCAGATGAAGACATTCACTCCTGAGTCTGTCTTCTCGCCAGAAGGTGCTATTGCATTAGGCTAATAAGAAAGGGGCTTTGCCCCTTTTTTCTATGTATATAAGGGTGGGATGGTGGGGGACCTCACGCATTCTACCTTTATGTATATAAACTAATGCAATCTTAACATTGTATACTAGAGAGAAATAAACTTTTGTGGTAAAATAGCATCAGAAATATATTTATCTGTGTATAAAAATGATGCAGTGTAACCCTTCACAGGTAATATCATCCTTTTAACCAACGCTATAATTGTGGTGAACACTGAAAATATATAGCATTAACTAATAACATTATGTATCTAATACAAAAAGCAACAACAATAGTAAAGCAATGGACATTAAATGAAGAGAGTGCTTTTGAAGTGCTTCGTTTATTTATATCATCAGAGTCTAATCTATTAGACGAGTATGAAACTAATCCATCTGTTGAGTTAGAGAATAATATATTGAGCAAGCTTGAGTCATTTGCTTGTGATTATTTATTTGCTAATGATTTAAGCTATTTATAGGGAGACTAGTTCTCCCTTTTATTTAATGCATCATAACTATCTTCCCAAGGGATGGCAGATGAGTATAATTGCAAGTTATAGAGATTGCATACATTGACTGGTGCTAAGGTCATATAATGTATGTAGAACTTTATAAACTTGAAAGCACCCTTATACTCATCTGAATGCAGAGGGGATGAAGACTCAGCTACATTTGTAGCACCTTTTTGTTAGTTGGCAGATCTACATTATCAAGAACTGCATATCTTTATGGTGGAAGGAGAAAACCATTTATTAATGTGCTCAGTTGATAGACCTGGCTTATTAAAACTATTATTCCTAAGCATGAATTCAAACTGCTTATTTATTGTATCATTTAACCTTAAATATTTTATTATTATGAAGTCAATTGCTTTGTTGGGCATCTATTTGATGTCATTTGTTATCATCTATATGATGATGTCGCTTCTTGGTCTAGTGTTCAGTGACACTGGTTACGTAGAGATTCTACGTAGTGGTAATTGGGGTGGTATATACTCATTACTATTTGGTTGGTGGATGAGTATATTTCCAGCACGTGAGTATTATTTACATAATCAAGAGTATTTGGACAGGGTGTTTTAATAACACTCTGTTCTTTAATCTATTAAAGACATGGAAAAAGCAATTAATATTATTGTAGATATATCCTATGACCTATGTGTCATGTATCTAATGCAACTAGCTCAATACACAGGTTTGAGCTATAGAGAAGTAAACTTTGTGGTGTTCATGATAGTGCTACCATTGGTATTGCTAGTTATGTTCTTGATTATTGTAATACAACATGCAATGCTTCGTAAATATGCGTCGTCATGAGGAAAGCTGAAAAGTATTTCAATAGGTTGTTAGTTGGCATATCTGTAATATCAATATTATTATTCGTTGTATTCATGATATGTATCACTGTATGGGCATTGTTTGGCTTATACTTGAGTGAACCAGTAATGATTGGCGTAATATTACTATTATTAGTGATAAGCTATCTTGTTGGTAGGTATTTTGATAACGACTAAATATATAGCATTATTCACAATTTAAATATTAAAGACATGAGTATAGAAGAACAATTACATATTGCTATGAAACACAGAGCAATATTAGCTGCTGCTGTTGTTGGTACAATGGAATCACCATTTGTATCAGATGACATTCTTAGAATTAAGATGGCTATGATGAAATTAATTATGCGTATGTGTAACGATGGTGATGTGTTTAGTGATGACATTGAGCTTAGAATCCTTAAGTCTATGCATACACATTGTGCTGAGCAAATAGAGATTAATGAGTTATTAGAGGGTATCAATGAATAGATTAGATTATATATTCCCTATGCTAGTGGGAGTGCTAGCATTTGCTAACTTTTTATGGATGCTAACATTACAATACTATGACTTTGCTGTCGTATCTGTTGTAGTGGCAGGAGCTTGTATAATACTTGCAAAAATGGAGCAAGAAAGAATGAATACGCCTAAATAGTTATATAAATTATTCACACATTCTAAATCATCAATAAGATGGCAACACTAGACTTTACTTTGCGTCAATACTATGATTGGTGCAAAGACTATCCATTAGTCACACATGACTTTGCTTATGTCAATAACTATGTGGTAGTGCAGATCAAACTTAGCATACTTGAAGAATTATATTCAAGTGGCTATATTAGCATGAGATAGGTTAAAAGGTGAATGTGGAGAGCTCTTGGACTTTGTCCTTGAGCTCTTTTTTTTATTTGTAATTATTTATTTAAATTTGGACTTATGAAATATACAAGAGTACAACTAATATTTTCTGAGTACTATCCTGAACAATTAGAGAAGGGTATGTATTTCGTAACCATGGATGGACTCGTTCAAGAGCGTCCATATGTGCATATATATCAGCTTGATAAAATACCAAGAAATCAAGATGAGTATATTGCAAAGAATCGTCCTCCTGTTGAGCCTTATTTAATGATGAGTGTCAGCAGCAATCCTGATGTAGCACCAATCGTTGTAGCACGTCCAGATCAAATAAAGTTATCTGTAGAAGAGATGAATTTCTGTTCTGCTAGAGGCTATGTTGAGATATTGACATATGATGATGGAGAACCAGTACTTGAAAAGAATGGTGACGTGGTCTTTTATATCGATCAAGAGTTTGATGACTTTGATGATGATGATGATTGGGAATACAATACATTCAATAACGAAGAAATGATTTAGTATGGAAATAATGAGTTTGTTTTCAATGCCTGCACTCAGAGTGAGGATTGAAGAATATTTCAAAGATGAAATATGGTATATTAAGAAAGGTAGTGATATTAATAGTGCAGAATGCAGTGCTCTTGTTAATTATATAGAGAAACAAGCAGAAATGTACATGCGTAATGTTATTGGTTTACTACCTGAGTATGAGTATGAAGTTGCTAAGATTGGTGTTGTCACATCATGGGAAGAGTGTAATAATCATTTTATATGGAACATGCCTGATGGTAATGTCGTTGCACAAGGTGTGATGTCATTAGAAGTTCCAAATAATTTATGTAAATTACGCACATATTGTTTCTCAGGCATGCGTGAGGACATAGAAGAACTTAAAACTAGCCAGACAGTGTGGTATCGTACTTCTGAAGTTATACCAATGGCAGAGAATGAGTTAATTATAGTGCCAGGTGCTTATAATCCTGATATTGAAGGATTGAATGAGCCTGGAATGTTTGTAGTATTTAATATAAAAACCAAATAAAGATGATTAAAACTAGAGTAGGTAAACTTGTAAAGGTTAAGAACCAGGACAAGAAGAAGGCAGCTAATAATACATACCAAGCTGTAATCTTGAATAGTAATGGACAGTACAATCCATATCTGTTTACAGATGTAGAGATCACTGTAGCATACGAGAGAGCTCGTAAGAATATTGAAGACCAAGTAGAACGTAGTTTAATATCAAAATTGTTGGACTAATGACTAATGAAGAGAAAGCAGAGATGTTGTCATGGATGGTGACAGCATTTATAATCTTGCTTGGCTTTTTGATGTTTGTAGGATTGATGATAATGATTGAGATTAGACAAGAAGGTGTTGTGAACGATAAAAGATTTGTACAACAACAGCACAAATACAAACCATTTAGTATGGTGGTGAGTGAAGACATCTATGTTCCAGAGAAATTAACAGGTAAGTACACAAAGAATGGTATATTAATACTACCTAAATCAGAAAGAGGATGGTAAAGGATAGAATAACAGCAGCACTATTGACAGTTATAATCTTATACTTTTGTATAAGAGTTGTAACGTTTTTATATGGCATAGTTTTAGTTGTTAGTCATCCTTTACCAATTACTACTGATACTACTTATCGTAATTATCCAGAATTGGACAGAAGAAACTTAAAATCTCAATTAAAATATCATGAAAACAATCAAATTAAAGCTAGCAGTAGAAAATCAAACTAATCCTGTATTAGTTGATGATGCAAACAACATAGTTGTAGCCACTTCTCGTATGGCGTGGGTAGTACCAAAAGATGGTAAGATCATTAGTGCACCTCCTGCTCTTTTGGCACAGTACATGGGTCATATGGTGGACGTACAAGTAGATGCTGCAGGTAAACCTGTAATGTTAAATGATAAAGCAATTATTATTCTATGAGCACAACAACAGGCACGACTCATGCTGAGTTCTATCATCCAACACAAGATGATGTATGGTGTAGTATAGAAATCAAGTGGTCTCATTATACATCACCTTCTACATTAGAAGAACCAGGTGATGATGATGTTTACATCAAAGGCATGAAGGTCATCACATATTGTGGTGAGTATGTTAATAACATGGAGGTACCTGAATGGGTAACTTCAGAAGATATTTACGAAGCAATAGATTCAGACGACTGTTTTGATGGAGACTATAACTAGAACGCATCCAGTATTTTATGTTTTAACCTTTGCAGGCATTATAGTGATGTCTGCTATAATTAATCGAACTATGAATAAGAAATCACCAGAAATAGAATCACCAGACGTGATTAAAGCAATTATTAATGTATTTAAATCTGTAGATAACGAATTACAGATTGAGCATATGCGTAGCAAGAAGCAATATCTTGAGAAGTATGGCTTACGTGAGATCAAGACTAATAAAACCAGGACAGCTTTAGAGCAATGGAACTAGTAGATTTTATTCACAGAAAGAATCTCCTCACTAAACAAGAATGTGAGGAGATTATTGAAATACTTGAAGCAAATGATAAATATTTGTTTGATGGGTATGTTGGTGGAGGATTAGTTCCTGAAATAAAAGAATCTTCAGACTTTAATGTATCTGATGAAAACGCTAGTACAGTTACAAGACTTTATGGAGAAAGACTTAATGATGTTGTAGATAAGATGATTGATGAGATGTACAGATATATGGATAAGTTTCCTATATTCTTGAACACAACAGTCGATATTGATTCTTATAACATTCAAAGATATCTTCCAGGTCAAGGTTTTAAACATTGGCACTATGAGTCAACAAATAAATCAATTAGATTATTTGTGTGGATGGTATATCTAAATGATGTCGAAGATGGTGGTACAGAGTTTATGTTTCAAAAACATATAGAACCAGCAGAACAAGGTAAGTTATTATTCTTCCCTGCTGATTGGACTCATACACATCGTGGACAGATTAGTTATACTAAAACTAAATACATTATAACAGGATGGATATCCTTAAATACACAACCATGACACGTATTTATAACTACATGTTCCACTACAATCCTTATGAAGAATTGTGGTATGCTATTCCAAGAGATAAGTATGTAGCTTATTGGAGTGGTGAAAGAGAAGATGGTATTTTGTTTGCACTGTCTATAGATAACTTAATCGAAATAATTGACAATGCAGGTACTGATCTATGATATAGAGACAATGCAGGAGTTATTCCTGATACATGTCTATGATCCAAAAGAAGATAAACATTATGATTTCCTGATTAGCCAATGGCATAATAACTTTGATGCATTTGTAAAACTATTGCATGATAAGAAAGATTATTATTGGGTGGGTTATAACAATCTTCGTTTTGATGCTCAAGTGGTAGAGTGGGTGGTACGTAATTATGACAACTGGCATGAACATAGTGGGCTAGAGATATGTGCTAAGATTGCACAGAAGGCTCAAGATGTTATTGAAGATGCTAATTACGAACAGTTCCCAGAATATCGTGAAGAGGATTTGTCGTTCAAGCAAATAGATCTTTTCAAGGTGAATCACTACGATAATAAAAATCGTATGGTGAGCCTGAAGAGACTAGAGTTTGAGATGGATCTTGAGAACATTGAGGAGATGCCTATACATCATACAAAACGTAACATGACTCAAGAAGAGATAGATGTTACAATGAACTATTGTGTGAATGATGTAATGGCAACCTATGAGTTCTTCAAGGTTACAACAGGTGATACAGATCATCCACTATACAAAGGCAATAATCAATTGCAGCTAAGACTAGACATACAAGAGGAGTTTGGTATTAACTGTATTAATTATTCTGACAGTAAGATTGGTGATGAGATGATTAAGAAGTAT